TTCGGCGCGTCCCAAGTGGGCGTTTTTTGTGATCCAGCGCAAATGTGGCTCGGCGCGAATGGACATAATCGCGCACGACGAACACCGAAACGCCATTTTCAATTGCAAGCTCTCGCATCGTTTTTTTTCCGGTCAGATAGGCGTCGGCTATCATGACCCAGTATAACTGCCGTCCTGCGGGCTGGGCTGCATCTTCTGCTTTCTTCGGGCGGCTCGACGTTTCCCCCGGTGATACAGGAACTCGATGTTTTGCTGCGTTTCCTCCAGCCGGGCCAGTTCCCGCCGCTCGCCGGGCGTCATGTAGGTCTGCTCCCTGATCTGTCGCAATTGCAGGATGCGAGGCAACCCCGGCGTCCTGAATAGCGGGTCGATCTCGTAGTCCGTGATGCGTTTTACCATTGGTATTACTCATTGGGGGTTTCCTGCTCTTGCGCTGCGAGGTGTTCGCCACACTCAAGGCGATCTGCAATATCTGTTTCAAGCACGCGCTTGTAATCGCTCCACGCGCCGCAGGCGCACTCACCTTCGCTATGGGCAAAGCAGTCGCACTTGGCGGCATCGTCGCGCAACCAAGCCACAATCGCAGCGCGTTCTCTTAGCGCGGCATTCCGTGCGGCCTTCAGTCTCTCCAAGTCAGTCATCGGTCAAACTCCTATCTATACGGGATGGCGGATAGCCACGGTGCCAGTGCGACGATGATAGCCAGCACGATGACGACGATGGACTGGCGCAAGGTGAGGTGACGCTTGCCGTGGCGCTCGGGGTCTACCATGTCAGCATCCAACCGATCGGCAGGGCCAGGATTGCCAGCACAAGGCCAGCACCGGCCACAGTGGCGGCTACGCGGGCAAGGCGACGGTTACGACGGTCACGTTCGATCAGCGCGGCGATGGTGATGTAACGGGTCATGCTGAATAATCCTCCATGCGCTCGGAAAAAGTAAAGCGAGCGACGTTGCCGTGATGCTTGCGAGCAAAGACGCGAATCTTGCGACCGTCATCAGCAAAGCGAGTGCCGGCATAATACGACTGGCCCTGAACCGGGAGACGCTTGAGATCGTAGCAAGCAATTGCTTCGCTCATCGTTTCAAAAGTCATGGTGTAATCGGCGAATGGCATCTGGTGTCTCCCGTGTGGTGGGGCGCTGCCCCGTTGCTGTTGAGACAGTCCTATTAGCATCCTCGCACGATGTAAATAGCAAAAATGCACAAAGCGCATTATTTCTGCGCAGCAACGAACGCCTCGATCTGGGCTTGCGCATTCTCGGAGCCGGGGCAGACGAGACAGGTATAGCCGACGCTCTCCAGATACACGATCCAGTCGGCTTGCTCTGGCGACAGGCGACCGCCTTTCTGGCGCTTCATTTCGACCCATAGCCGCCAAGCTGGAACGAACAGGTCGAGGACGCCAGCCGACACGCCTTCAGCCTTGAATTTAGCGGCGGCAGTCATGGAGCGATAGCCGCCGTTGGGGATCGCAAATATGCGAACTGGCCCGTATTTGCGGCGGAACCAGCGCACCAGATCGCGCTGTTCTTCATGCTCGGTCGGGATCGCGACCTTCAGAACGGGACTTCGTATGACCATGATTTGCACTGCCCTTGGCTATTGGTGAACTCAACCGGCGGGTGTGTGTTGAATATGAAACACTCGCCACGACCTCCGAAGTGGTCGCAAGTGTGGCAGCATTGCGGTGGCCCAGCGCGCACCCACTTTTCATATTCAATCAGAAAATCTGGCTTGTCTGGTCTCATGCCCACGCCCTCCGTAGCACTCTGTAAAACTTCCCATCGCGGCGATAGTTGATCGTCGCGGGTGTCGCGCCAGCGTTGAGCCTATCGGCCCAATCGTCAAGCGTGATGGCCCCACTAAACGCCACTCCGCCACTTTGTGCAATATCAGCCACTGCCGCCAGCGCCTTCTGGCCAGCATAGCCATCGTGCGTAACCGGGAAATACTCGGACACCGCCGGGTCACTCAGGCCACCATAATAGGACACTAGCAGCATGTCCTTGCCACTGGCGCGGCTGGTGTGTCGCCTCCATTGCCAGCTTTGCACGGTCATCTCTGCCGCCTCTACGCCCATGATGTCATCGTGGTGCAGCGTCAACGCCACCGGCTCAGGTGCCGGGAAGGCTTCGCCGCAAGTCGGGCAGACCTTGGCACTGATATGCACCAACTCATTGCAGGCATCGCAGACCTTGACCGGCGCTTCGCCATCACCTTCGCCACGGCGCTTTCTAGGTTCGATTGCGGTGATCGGGCCATGCGTTGCCACAACCCCGGCGAAGTCGAGAACGAGGCAATGATCGGTGTGGCTTTTGACCCGCATCCCGCGCCCGGCCATCTGAACATATAAACTCGGACTCATCGTCGGGCGCAGCATGGCAATCAGGTCGATGTCGGGATAGTCAAAGCCGGTCGTTAGGACATTGGCGTTTGTCAGTGCGCGGAGTTTCCCGCACTTAAAGTCCGTCAAAATCCTGTCGCGCTCGGCCTTCGGTGTTGCGCCAGTTACGCAAGCTGCCGCGATTCCATATCGGTTTAGCAACGCCGCGATAGCCTCGGCGTGGTGGACGCCAGCGCAGAAGAACAGCCACGCCTTACGATCACCAGCCCGTGCAACGACCTCTTCAACAACGGCAAAGTTGTTCTCATCGGTATCAACCGCCGCCTGCAACTCGCTGTCGATAAATTCGCCGCCGCGTTTGTGAACGCTGCTTGTGTCAAATGATGTTTGACACTGCTTGCTGCGGAGCGTGGACAGGTGGCCTTTGTATATCAGTTCCTCAATCGACACCGGCTCAATCAGAGCGTGAAACAGCGCAGGCGCATCGGTGATGAGGCCATGCCCCAGCCGGTATGGCGTAGCTGTCAGGCCCACCACACGCAGCGCCGGATTGATGGCAAGCAGATCGGCCAACAGCACCCGGTAGCCGCCTTCATCTTTGTGCGACACCAGATGGCATTCGTCGATGATGACGAGATCGACATGACCAATCTGTGCAGCCTTTGTCCGCACCGATTGAATTCCGGCAAACGTGATCGGCTCGCCCAACACCTTGCGGCCCAGCCCGGCAGAGTAAATCCCCATCGGTGCGTTAGGCCAATGCTCTCGCATTTTGGCGGCATTCTGGCTGATAAGCTCTCGAACGTGGGTCAACATCAAGATGCGGGTATCTGGCCAGCTTTGAATGGCGTCTTTGCATAGCGCCGCAACGATGTGACTTTTGCCGCTGCCGGTCGGCAAGTTTACGCACAAATTTCCGTCATTTTTAGAAAGCCATGCATAGATCATTTCTATGCTTCTTTCTTGATAATCTCGTAATTTTGTCATTTTGATTTTTCCGCAGCGTGAAGTCTAGCATGTTCTTCTGCTGTCAAAATTTGCAAATTTACCGGATTATTATTATGCCTATTTCCATCAATATGATGCACATGCTCATTAGTTTGCAATTTGCGTCCAGCAATTTTTTCAGCAATTACACGGTGTTCATGCCTGCCAAATAATTTTCTGTAAGTAGTTGTCTTGACTGTTTTGATCCGCGCCAGTTGAGACTGGCGGTTATTAATTCTTGTTTGCTCTGCGCTTGTAACAAAAGAAACATCGCCGTATCGGCGAAGGCGTTGCGCATGTTTTCCACACAGCCCAAGACCACCCTTGCGAGTATCATCATTGCAATCGTCCACTGAGCAAATCTGCTTTTCTTTGGTAAACAACCTTTTCGCTCTTTCAGCGGAAAGTTCTTTTGCAAAGCATCCGCAAGATTGAGATTTTCCAGATGTAAGATTGCTACCGGATATTTCTTTTTGATTTCCACAATCGCACTGGCAAAGCCAATAAGCCCCGCCTTTACAATCTCTTTTTTCCGATAAAGAAACGGCTATCAACCGGCCATATCGAACGCCAGTTCTTGAAACAATTTTCCTCATAGTGCCTCCCGTTGGATGAACAAGTAATGGTATTCTAATTCCATTACCTGTTCAACCCACTACCTCCGCGTCAGGAAATACCCGCTTCATTTCCTCGACCTCATCGGTGCCGCAGACATCGGGGTTCGCCAGTATCTCGCGGCTTTTGTAGCCGTTGGCTCCATTCTCAATCACTTTGTCGCCAATGCGCCACATGACGGACAACCCATCATCGCTGGGGATCATTGGCCACGGCACCAGATCGGGGTGGATGATGTGATCGTCGCAGCCGGTGTGCTGAAAATCGACCGGGATGTTATCGGCATCGTGCCGCTCGCAGCGCCATGTTGAATCCGCCAGAGCCGTGCTGTGCGCGCAAGTGCGGCAGTTGGCTTGCTTGGTCGGCGCGGCTTTGTGGCAAAGGCTATGGGCCGCGCAGAAACGGCACTGATACCAACTAGGATCGGCGCTGAGAGGCTCTGGCATACGATCCGCTAGTGCGATGCGCTGGCCGCGCGCGACTGCTCTGGTGGCAACGTCAGCGTCGTAGCGCACACGCTCAATGTGCAGCCGGTCATCGTCCTTGCAAACCGCCACATAAAGCGCGCGGTCAATGTCGGTGCCGTGCATATAGACTTGCATTTGGACGTAGTGAGTCCACTTCGACTTTTCGACGCCGTGCTTGACCATATCGTCAAAGGATTTCTTCGAGTGCGTCTTGAACTCCGCAACGTGGCGTTTCTTTGGCGCTTCTGGAATCCCGCTTTCGATGATGCCATCAAGGCTACCGGAAACATGGCTACCAAAGCTCACCCGCGATTGGCTGGAGCGTATATCAATGCCGACATTGCGCAGATCGCGCACGATGATTTCTTCCTCGTTCTGGCCACGGCGAAACAGGCGCAGGATGCGACCCTCGAACTCTTCGACAACGGCCCAATGGAATGACAGCCACAACCAGCGGTCGCAAGGGTGGCCGAGTGCGCTGCAACCCATGTGGGGGCGGGGCCGCTCGCTCTGCGCTTTGTGGTATTGGTCAATCAGGTTTGTTATGGTATTCATCGGCTCGGGCAATTTCATTGCTCAGTCTCCCGTTGCTGCGGTTGAGGCATCCCCCCGGCCTAAGTCCCCAGTAGGCCGGGGGGAATACTCATTATTTAGCCCAAGGCGGCTTGGCGCTTGCGCTGGCTGGTGCAGGCGATGCTGTGGCAACCTTCGGCATTGCAGCCTTCGGCATTGCGCCCATTGACCCGCCAGTCGCCTTCCAGCCGCCGACTTCGTTGCGGTCTTGCGTGTATCCAGCAGCTATGTCTTTGGCGCTTGCCTTTTTGATCTTGACCTTGATGCAGACCTGTCCGCCGATCAGTTCGTCGGAGTCCTGAACTTTGGTCAGGCCGATAGCCCGCATCAGTTCGCCAAGCTGTTCGCGGCCAATGCGCTCGGCTTCGGGATTAGGGTTGCGAATGTTGAGGCTGGCGAAAATGACCCGCCCCTGCTGCGTCGGCCCGGTGATGTCATAGCGCACATCAATTTTGGTGCCGGTGCCAGCTTTGGTGTTGCCAACCTCGGCCTTGCTGATCGAAGCGTCATACCAGCCCTCGGGCAGCAGATCGTAGCTGCGGTCGGACTGCGGGAGATCGTCAGCGACGAAAGTTTCTTCGAGAAATGCCATGTCAAATTTCCTTGTTGGTGATGGTGAAAGAAGGACGCCCCGGTGTGGCCGTGATTGCGTCAAGCAGTGGGGAGGTGATTTCCGGCTTGGCTGCTTTCCAAGCGGCGGCGTTGATTTCCGGCTTCCAGCGGAACAGGCTTGCGAGATGCTCGGTCAAGCCATTCTCAGCCGCCAATTCTTGCAGCTTGTCAGCGTTGATCTTGCGGTTGATGCGGCCTTCAATCTTGACCTTGTAAGTGTCCGCATCGACGTTGACGGTGCCATCAAGATTCTCGGCAATGCCAAGGCTCTTAACCATCGCGTCCTCGAGATCACGCCGGGTCTTGATTGCAGCGGTCTCGATGGCCTTGGCGTTGAGCCATTGCTGATAGATTGAGACGCTCATACCTCTTCCTCTTTGGCAATGACCAGCAATGCCGTTTTGAGCGCGTCGATTTTGACTTGTGCGCTCTGCGCTGCGTAAATCAGCTTCGAAAGCCTAGCAATTTCATGGAGCATCGCCGCGCTTGCTTGGCTAATATCAACGTATTTTGGATTACGTGTAATGCCCCGGCGCTTTGCAAAGTGATAAACCGATGGAATAGCTACACCAAACTTTTTAGCAATTGCCGCATATGTGCTTCCGGCATTTAACTGCGCCAATACTGCATCAGCGTTGCTTGAAAGCCTGCCACGGTGATGCGTAACCTTATTAATCTTGCTATCTGCGGTCACGCTGCACCGCCGATCTTTGCAATCTCAGCCAATTCGTCAGCAAGAGTGGCAAGCGAAGAACGAGTTTCGTGTACCCACTTGTTAAACTCATCGTTCTCGCTTCCAACGGAATATAGCGGCACAAACTTTTCCCCGTCAGGAGTATACGGCTTTGGTGTCCACTTATCGCTCACGCTGCACCGCCAATCTTTGCGATGATCGCACCGAGATCGGGAGCTTCCCAAGTCTCCAGTTTGCCTGAGCGGTCTTTGGCAAGCCATACGCCATCGCCGTCGCACATCAGGGCGCGCTGGGTTGCGCCGTCTGCGTCACGCTCGACCCGAAGCGCCAGCACCTCATCAAAGAAGTAAGGCAAACCCTGCGTCAGTGACTTGCCGGGCATACCGGGATTATAGAGCAGCTTGCCCATCTCATCCTGCGACTTTTCCAGCTTGGCGCTCATGTAAACATGCTTGCCGGGCAGATCGCGGAAGGCGCGGATCAGTTCCTGCATGGTCGTGTTCAGTTCACCATATGCAGCGCGTCCATCTTTATTCTTGCGCAGTTCGTGCTGGAGGACAACTTCAGCCACTTCGCTGATGCTGTCTAGCGCCACGCTTTCGAAGCCAACCGCTTCGGTCGATGACTTGCACCAAGCGAACGCCTCCATGAGATCGTCCATGTCAGCAATTTCGATGTAGGGTAGGTTCGCGTCTTGGATGGACAGCAGCCCACCCTCTGCCGACAGCACCACCGGGTTTGGTAGTGTGCGGATCAGGCTCGTCTTGCCAGCGCCAGCCTGCCCGTAGCAAAGCAGCTTCACGCCGTTGGCGGATAACCCGCCCGTCTTTTTCAGATTGATTGCCATTAAAGGCTCTCCCGCTTTAGCACCAGTCGGACAATCCAGTCGGTGCGTGAAAATGTCTTTACAGCCCGATTGTGTGCTTGTAAAGCGTCAAATGTTCAAAAAACGAAGGGACACACAAAATGCTCAATCTCGAACAGATTCGAACGGCGCTTGATGATCGCAACGTCGAAAAGGTATCGGCGCGCACCGGAATCCATCGCAACACCATCGCTGCGATTCGCACAGGGGCGAATGCCAACCCAACTTACGCGACGATGAAGCTGCTTTCTGACTATCTCGCTGGGCCAGCCGTCGATGCGCACTGAGATAGAGATAATCGGCGCGGCAACGCTCTATCTTGGCGACTGCCGCGATGTGCTGCCGACGCTGGGGCCGGTGGATGCGGTGGTGACTGATCCGCCTTATGGGATTGGCCGCGATGGCAAGCCGCCGTCATCTTCGTCTCATGGCGGACACAAAGGCTATGAATTTAAAGGGTGGGATGTAAAGCGCCCGGATGCGGCATTGTTCACCGCTATTCTCGCTGTCGCGCCGCTTTCTGTAGTCTGGGGCGGCAACTATTTTGCTGATTTGCTGCCTGCTGCTGAAAAATGGCTTGTTTGGGATAAGGGGCAGCGGATCGATCAATCGGACTGCGAACTGGCATGGACAAATCGTAGCGGAGCGCTTCGCATTAAAACGCTGAATCGCGTGGCAATCGCTCTCGATGGGGCTGTGCATCCTACCCAAAAGCCTGTTGAGCTGATGAAGTGGACTATCGCTCAAATAGGCGAACCACAAACCATCCTAGACCCATTCATGGGCAGTGGCACTACAGGCGTCGCAGCCGTCCAAATGGGTCGTCGCTTTATCGGCATCGAGCGGGACCCCAGCTATTTCGATATTGCTTGTCGGCGCATAGAACAGGCACAAAGGCAGGGCGATATGTTTATTTCAGGAGCGGAATCTAATGGCTGATCTAACAAATGTGCTAGGTGGCCCGTGGTCACCTCCGAAAGTAGCGCAGCCTGACCCGCCAGCGGCGCAGTTGCTTGACGCCATGCAACGCGCAGGGCTGACACCGCCGCGTGAGATCGTGTTGGACGGCAAGATGCATCGCTTCAACAGTGGCACCAAAGGATCGCCGGGTGCTGGTGACAAGTCCGGCTGGTATGTGGCTTACTCGGATGGCATCCCCGCCGGGCGCTTCGGTTG